CAGGCCAGACTTCTTTTACAAAATATATAAAATTATCTTGGCACAACTTTATGTGTTCAATCCATTTAGCTTCAACTGCTAATCTAAGTTGTTCATTCGTTAGTAATTCTTTTTGCATTGAGTCCCCTTTTTTATCTTAACTCATAATAAAAATATAGTCACTACATCTATGCGATCGAGTTTTTAGCACGGCTCTTGCTATAATCAGGTTTTGTGTGCGTGGCATCTAAATCTTGTGTATTTGTTTGAGTTTGGAACTAGATTTGGTACCTCTATCTAGATGGTAGTGATGGTGGTGATGGTGGAGAAGGTGAAGTACCTGTAACCCCGAAGGGTTACAGGTGTAGAACTTTACTGATTAAAGTCTTGATTAGGATTGTTTTGAATAACTTCTAGAATTGGTTTTAAGTTATTCACTAACTTTTGTTTTAACTCATTTACGATTGGGTCATTAGGGTACTGAATAATAATTTCCTCAACAGCACTTTCTAATTGTTTATACATAAATTGATAGTTAAGAGTTGTTGAACTTGAACTTGTACTTGCTTGTTCAACTTCATTTGAGTTTGCTTTGTTCTCAACTATCTCATTGACCATTTTGATTAAGTTGCTCATTAGTTATTTCCTTTCTCTTGAACTTTTATTTTAATCTCTTTTGTATCCATATCAACCAAAAATTCCTCATATAACTTTGGGTGTTTTTCTTTGAACTTGGATACATCAAATCTTTTCATTGTTCTTTTGATAAGTTGAGCAAACCCCTCAATGTTATCAACTTTATTTATAATGATTAGATTTGTTTTAAGAGTTTCAAACAACTCAACTTGACTTGGTTTAATCAAGTCATTTGCTTTCTTTTGTTGTTTTACTTGTTCAACAGAATAGTGATAATTCACTAATGCTTGTTGCTCTTGCTTGTTAGCTTTCTTAATAAGTCTACTGACTTTTTTTAGATTGCTCATAACATTTTTCCTTTCATAAGTTAATTGTTATCCCATTATAATAAGATTATAAAAATAGAAATCAACATTTATTTTAATTATTTTTATTTTTTTTTATTTCCTGCATTTCTTTATTTTGTCCAATTTATCCGAAGTTTTTGGAAGAACTACTGGTGCCTGGTGCTGGGCAGCTATCCTTAGCTTTAGGGTACAGAGGTGGGTGTGGGCGTGGCGGTGGCGTGGGAACGATACCCACGCCAAGACCGACAATCTAACAGATTTTAAATCCTCTCGAATCTTCGCAGAATTTTATGAACTCCTCGACATTTTCCATTGTGAATGGATAGGAACTTCCGTAAGAGTATTTGGATTGTATCCAAGACCAAGTATCGTGGTCAGCTTGAGGGTAGTCAGCAGGTGCAAGACCTGTTTTCCCTGTTTCTTTTTCGACCTTGTGCTTGAGCATTTCGTGGCATTTCTCAACAAACTTATTATTTTCTTCAGCTTCCTTTATTTCTTCTTCAGTCCTTTTTATGACTTCGGAAACTTTACCATTCTTAATAAGTGCCTTGAGCTGTGAGGCTATTTGTTTAGCTTGTTCTTCGCCGACCTCGTGTCCGTCGTTGTGTTGCCAACTCTTCTTATCTTTATCTTCGACGCAACCTGTTTCTTCGCATACAAAGTCAGCAAGTCGTCGCCACCACCAAACATTATTACGGAAATATTCGCCGTTCTTGTTTTTGTGGTTTCCTAGTGAGTATAAATCAAAACCCATTTTTTTCTCCTTTGTTAGTTTCTTCTTTCTTATCAAATCCCATCAGATAATCAAGTAGAAAATTTGCAAACAGGAATTCCTGAAGAACACCCGGTTACGCCTGGCCAGCTGCTTACAGCTCTAGTTCTATCATCAAATAAGCAAGGTTTTACGGCGTGGGCGTGGGAAACCTGTGCCTCTGACCAGCAGCCAGATCCCAGCTGGGAGAGCCTAGGTTCTAGATGCATGTACTGCTGAGACGAGCGTCGTGGGCGTGGGCTCAGTGACCAAGTCCCGTGCAGCTCCTGATCATTGCTATGACCAGCAGGATGTAGGTCCATCCTGCTGCTCGTGGATAGAAAACTAGCGGGGTAAGCAGGGCTACTAACCATAACAATGGATTACCATCATCGTCCCCATGTGATGCCCTCCTCGTCAGTTTTGAACTTAACGATATCTCTTAGCTTCATCTTCGTTAAGATCTGTGGTACGTTATCCAAGCGCCCTTCTCCCTTGAGTCGAGATCCCTTGGTGATTCGCACCCACATCTTTTCGCTTCGTGACCTGTGCTTAAACCATACGTATACGTAGTCACGCATATCCACTCTTCGTTCAAGTTCTTTGATTTTAAAATAAGTTTCTTTACCATGATGAGGACAGCTGTAGAGAATGTTGTCCTTATCTTCTTGTACGCTGCTTACCATGTCACCACTCCTGTTACCCACAAGAGTCCGAAGACAATTGTGCAGACGCACAGCTCTGGAATTATCGTGTTCATTTTTTTCTCCTTAGTTAGTTAGTTACGCGGTAGTCAGGTACCGATCAGTTCATTCTTCTATCACCTGCCTTCAGGCACCCAACGTGCACATCGGATACCAACGGATCTACCGTACTAGTATAGATAAGACATCATGGGATAAATGTCAACGGCAAAAAGAGAAATCTTTCTAGCCCCGAAGCGCTGCCTTCACCAAGAAGTTCTGGCCAGCAGCTAAGCTTAGTTCAATTCCGACCTGTAAGGTCGGAATTAGAATGTGGGGGCGTGGGTCGAGAAAGGAAAATGAAAATAAACCATACCCACACCCAAGCCAATCGTACCACGCTTCCACCAGCAGCACCAGTCTGCCTGGCCAGCTCCTGATGGTAGTTTAGTTCAGCAGGTAGCGAGGGTGTGCGTGGGGGCGTGGGGGTGGGAGAGCAGCTTCACGGCTGCATCTCTGGGATCCCAGCTCCTTCGGCCAGAGCTGTTAGTTCATAAGTACTACGGGAGTGGGGGTTGGGACGTGGGCGTGGGATCACGCATCAGGTTCCGAGCCCAGGAGAAGGATGGCCAGCTGCTTCGGTGATCAGTGTTTTAAGATCCGTGTGGCGGGAGAGTGGGATCGGGGTTCGGGATTCCAGGCACACGGCCAGAAGTTCTATAGGCCCCCGCAAGAGGGGCCTATTCAAGATATACGCTCTGCCCCCTGCTTTCAAGTATTTAATATGCCAATTGATTTGATACTTCGATAGACCACAATTCTTGCTGGTGTTCGCTTTGAGCTCAAGCCAAAATACTTGCTTGTTTACTACACAATGTACGTCAGGAATTCCATTAATTGTACTAGATTCTATGCGAGTAAAATGCCAATCTCTATCTAAATTTTTTATATCATTCCACAGCTTTGATTCTTTGTTTTGAGCCATAATTAAATCGGTCAAGAATCACAAATGCAGCCAACGAATTGACCTGTATCATCATTCATCAAATGTACATTCCAAGGCACATCATAATAGGTTGTTAAGTGAAGTCTAAGTATATCACACAGGTCAAAGCAATCGACTTCAGCCATAATCTCGACACCTTCCATCATTTCTTTCGTAACAGCCACAAGCTGATACAAACCATCGTTTAATAAGATAAGATCCATTACAGCTTTACTATTTTTGTAATTACTGAGTTCGGTATAATTGTTGTTCCACCAATAGTTTCGATATGACCTTCATCACCATCTCTTCCGTCCTTCAAACCATAGTCAGCAAAGATTCTCGTAACACCTTTTTCACGGGAAACCATCCAACCTCTTGATATCATTCTACCAAGCTGAGATTTCTTGAGCTGTTCAAAAGTCTGCCAACCTGTTTCACCTACGATATCCAACCAATGAATCTCTACAAATGGATAATGTTCTATCTTCTCTTTTGGAAATTTAATATTGACGTCTATGTGTTTTGTTTTTCTTAGTCTTCTGCTTTTCATTCTTAGTTCCCCTAGTTGTTACATTCACAGCACCGACCGACACGGTCATAGTACTATTATGTACTTCGTTAAAAACTGTCAAGAAGTTCTTCCAATCTCTAGTTTTCAGTAACTTCTTTTGGCGTAACGTCAATAATATTTTTGGCTTCGCCGATCTTTGATTCAAGCTCCTCAAGTCTCTTCTCCAATTGTTCTCTGTTCATACCTTCTAAACCAATATGGCTTATTTCTTTTCTGTCTACAAAATGCCCAGCCATTTGGTCTCTTCTGAATTGTGCATTTATAGCTGCCGTCATCTGGCCTTTCTGCTCAGACTTATCTCTCATCCTAGCATAATGTTTATAGGATAATAGTTTATCTTTTTCTTCTTTCTCTAATTCTCTAGCCATTTGTTTCTCAAAGTATCGAACAATATGTGGATTCTTGTCAGGATTTAATAGCCTACTCGCTTGATCAGTAGGTCCATATTTATTAGTTGAAGTGAAACCTGCCTGTTTAGCTGCTTCAACCTTCGTAATTTCGCCATAATTAGCTACATAGATATCTACAAACTTACGCTGTCTAGGTGTAAGTTCTGATATCGTCTTCAATTGATTAGCTTTCTTTGGCACACAATTACTATATACCCTCCTCCTAGAAAAATAAACAGCAATAAGAAAATTCCCATAGTTTGCTCGTAAGGAGTGTAAAACTCCTAGAAATTGCTAGGAGTAAACTCTAATCTAGGAGTAAATCTAGGAGTAAATAAGTATTGGTATATAAGGATAATAGACTAAAATTCCTAGACTCCTAGAAAAAAGGGCTTATTTTCCAAAAAAGTTTTTTTAAAAAATTATTTCTAAGCAGTGGGTATATGCTGGTTCTAGGAGCGTGTACCTTAGAACCATTCTAAACTACACATTTTCCTTGCTTCACGCAGCCAGTTTGATAGGGTATCAGAGTGACTAATTTCATTAAAAGCTCTCTTGAATCAACTAAGGAGGAAAAAATGACTTGACTACACAATCTATATCAACTAATGGAAGGGCTTGATTATGTTTCATAATCATTTCTTTCTAAGTTAGTTGGAGAAGGGTCAGCCCGGGAGACTGAGCTGGCCCTTTTTATTTATTATTTACCCATGAGTATTACCCCCTTGATAGTTTAATACCCGCAGCTTTTAATTATTAAATAGCAGTGACTAAATTAGAAATAAAAATAGTGGTGCACAGGTCAACTGCATGTCTCAAATGTTCTAAGTGTTTTCGATGATATTTTTTAGACTCAGATTCCCTGCAATTACGATATTTTATAAATTGTTCTGAATATTTTTTCCAAGCAAAATTTCTCGGAGAGAATTGAATATGGCCATCCATGATAGCTTTTTTATATTTTTCTTTTACATGTTCGGGCTCAAAACCTGCATAATAACAAACAGTATGAAAATCAGTAACATTCGACATAATCCATGCATGAGCCTCGCATTTATATATTGAAGGTTTTCTCTCCTGGCTTTTCTGTCCTGCGTCTTCGATTGCATTGCACAGCACTCCTCTCCATAGTTTCTCTTCAGGTTCTACGTCTGTTGATAACAGCTGAGCTGCGAAACTAGTGCCCATAAGTTTTAATAAGGAAAGAGAGTAAGTCACGATAGTATATAGTTCCTTCTATTTCATTTCTGTCTTTTTTAGATCGTTCATAATCCAGATGTACACTATTGATTACGCCGTGTATATCCTCGCCGCTATGCTTTTCTTGCTCAGGAACTTTGTGAAAGATATCTCTTGCCATTTCATTATTATAGTTATTTTTCGGCATCTTTTCCACCTTTGACCAGTTTAAATTTGTACAGCTTTGCTTTCTTTTCTATCTTTTTTTCTTTTCTGAATTGCCACACTGCCGTTATATCAGCCATAAACTGCGGATCGAATACATCTCTGTAACCTAACTTATCGCCCATGTATAAGCGAAACATATTGTTACTTACTAATTTATATTCTTTGTGAGTTAGCTTATCAGCTAAGATATTTAAACTTTGTATGAGAGGATTAATGAATCGTTCTTTTTTGGCCACGAATGAACTCCTCAAGTATTTTGATTAGCGTCAAAACATAATCTGTTTCGATTACGTCTGGTTCGTGTTTCGTGGTTCTTTTTCCATGTTCAAAGTGACCTGCACCCCTACACTCTTTGCACGTTTGTGTTTCTGAATAAGGGATAATTCTTACGTACCCATTACCATTACAATTCTTACAAATTTTATAAGGATCACCTAATTTTCGATTCATTTTCTTTTTATACTTCTTTTTTGGCATGAGTAAAGGGTTTTGTTCTTGGGTTTTTATTCTTTGGCCATCTACACATGAACTTCTGTGCAACTGTATTCTTCAAATCCTTCTCGTCACCAGTTACAATGATAATATCGTGGCCATTTTCATGAGCATGTACATGGTGAGTGATATAGTTATTCACAGGAATTTCTCTTGTATTGCTTCTCAAATCATCAAGATAGTTATCTAAATCAATACAATCCTTATCTGACATCATAACATATCCTTCCACTTATAATGTTTTTTTAAGTCAGCTTCCCTGTCTGCAACCATCTTAGCTCTCGTATAATTTCTTTCTATTTTTAAATACTTGCTTGTCTTTGTCTCATTTAAATATTGCTCTAGCAGCTGAAGTATACTTTTTTTAATCATCTCATCAGTTTGATACTCAGGTTGATTATGTGATGAAACCTCAAAATGTAAAGTTGCTTTGTAATCAAAATTCTTTTTAGACATTTCTATTCCTCCTAATTATTTTTGCTTGTTTTCTCCAAGCCCATGCACTTATTGATCCTGTTACCCCCATGAGCCATATGTAAAACTTCAACCTCATCTTTTTTCTGTGTAATCTTCTGTATGGCCATACTCTTGTCCATCTCCTAAGATACGCATCATTTCTTGACAGCTGAGATTTACATTTTCTTTTAACTTCGCTAACTCTCGTTCTGTTTGATTGAGCTTAGTTTGTATGTTCTTATTGATTTCTTTTAACTTCCTGTTCTCTTGTTCTAAACTAGGAAATACATCTATACCATTGAAAGCTTTCGCTAAATCACCCATCGGATCCATATTTTCAGAGTCTAAATCTGGTGTAAGTTTATCACTCATTTTTTACCTTTCCCGTTTGGTTTTAATATTTGTTTTTTGTATGCTTCCACTGACATGTTTTTTTTCTTTGCCTGGAATCCTACGTATTCATTTACAAGTTTAGATATCATTGATGCAGGTGATCTAAATTTCTCTGTGCATAGACCTTGCAACAATTGATAGTCTGGTTTTCTTACCGCAACAGATTTAAATTTATTTATATCCATGTTTTTTTAACTCCTCTTTCAATTGCTTTTTTGTTTTGATGCTAACCTTTGGTAAAAAGATGTAAGCCCTTTCAAAGTATGGATTATTGTCACTGAAATCCCAACCTTTTCTTTTGCTCAATCTAGTTATGGCTGCGTATTGTTTATCTTTCCAATCCATTTTTAAGAAAGCCATATCAAGGCTCCTAAAAATAATGTTAATTTAGGAAACAAAATTGTAAAAATAATAACAGCTCCAAAAAATCTTAACCAGGCCATTATCTATTCTCCAATTCATTTTTAGCTAATTGAGTACATAGATCTGTTGGTAAAGGTTTGACATACTCATCTCTGATCTTGATGTGTATATTTTTTAGTTTACCTGCAATCTCGTCAAAGCTTGTGCCATCGG